TCGGTCACGCTATCTCACTCCCAGTCGAACTCCGCGATGGCGGTATTCTTGACTTCGGTCGTGAGCATGCACTTGCTTGGTACTCAATCTTCGGTTTGGGATTGATTACTGATCAGAGCGTAGTAATAATCGAAACGAACTAAGTTAATTTGTGATAAGATTCTCCTAGTAGGTAAATAGCCTGCTAGGAGGTCTTACACAATGACAGTAGTTCATAAAAAAGAGCAATGTCCGCAAGGACACAAGTACACAGAAGAAAACTTATACATAGACAAAGTTGGTAATCGTCATTGTAGAACCTGTCGCAGAGACAGGATGCGAGTCAGACGAGAACCCTTTAAAGGAGTAGGTCAAGGCGGGCACAACCTAGCCAAAACTACTTGTGCTAAAGGCCACGCCTATGATGAGGAAAATACAATTAAATATAAGAAGCCTAATGGCAGGTTTGCTAGACATTGTAGGACGTGTGAACGCTTAAACGGTAAAGTGCAAAACATTAAGCGCTATGGGATAACTATAGAGCAGTTTGAATCTTTACTAGAACTACAGGACGGCAAATGCGCCATATGCAAGGGTAAGTTCTGGGATGAGGTTTCCTCGCCCCACATTGACCATGACCACACCTGCTGTAGTAAGCAGATAAGTTCTTGCGGTAAATGTATAAGGGGGTTACTTTGCAGAGGCTGTAACCAACTCCTTGGCGTTGCTAAGGATGATATCGAGACCCTAAAGGCCGCGATGAACTACTTAGGGTTAGGTACTCTAAGCTTTTAAACCGAGATACTAATTAGGAGAATATAATGGCTAAATCAAAGCCCACTGATGTAACCGGTCGTGTACGTGAGCAGCTTGCAGAACAAGCAGCCGCTGATATGAACGACCGCGCAGCTGAAATGTCTATGGCAACAGCTCAAGCCCAGGTTAAACTAGAGACCGAAGTTATTGATGCTACTAAGCCTTCCCGTCAAACCGTTATTGTTGATGACCCTGTGACTATTGGAAGCACAGACGATTCATCTGTTGAGATTCGTGTTGTTCAAGACCTCGAGAACATGACTCTAGGTAAGGGTAATAACTACAGCTTCAAGGCTGGAGTTAAGTACAAGGTTACAAAGCAAGTAGCGCAGCACCTTAAGGAAAAAGGTTATCTGGCCGGCGTTATCTAAGGCATACTTAGCGAAGTGGGCGCCTCTTTTTTGAGGCGCTCTTTTCGTATGTAGAGATTTTTTATCGGTTCTACGACATCATTGGTTATAACGAGTGTAGGGAGTTTTGGTGGCTTTATTATCTGACATACTCTCTAGGGTCCGTTTAGACCTCGGAGATATTCAAAAGAACTTCACCTTCACAGCCACAGGCGATGGCGTAACAACAATCTTTTCTACTGGCATTAAGCCTATTGAGATTGTAAACCTTACGGTTACTGAGAACGGCAACCCTATTGGCTACCCATACGGGTACACAGTTGAGCAGGATACGGGCATCATCACCTTTGCCAACGCCCCTGCAGCAAACTCCACCATTCTTATTCAAGGCGTTCAAGACCGCTACTTCTTAGACTCAGAGCTCTGCGTATTCATTAATGACGCTGTAACAGAGCATACATACAACCGCGTTGATGCCTACGGTACTCAAGTTACCCTTGCTAGCATCTCCCCAGTTGAGACTTATCCAATTGCTATTTTGGCAACCATTGAGGCGCTCTGGGCACTTGCTACAGACGCAGCTTTTGATATCAACATCACCGCCCCTGATGGGGTTATGATCCCAAGAGCTCAGCGTTATCAACAGCTCTCATCTATTATTCAGCAGCGTTGGGAACAATATAAGGCCCTATGCTCACAGCTCAATGTTGGTCTATGGAAGATTGAGATGGGCACACTCATCCGCACATCTCGTACGACTAACAAGTACGTCCCAATCTACATTGGTCAAGAGGTAGATGACGCCCGTAAACCTGAGCGCGTCTACATTACTAACAACCTTACTGGCCGCAGCCCTATGCCAACCAACGCACAGAACTACGATATTATTCTTTACCAGGGCAATAACTTTTCTGTTGAGTTTGACTTTCCATTTGACGCCTCGCTTTACGCTTGGGCTGCTCAAATCAGAACCTACCCGAACTCTCCATCTTTATACGCAAACTTTGGTATAACAGTAACCTCTCATTCGTCAACGCTTAGCAAGGTAGTCCTTACATTACAACCTAAGGACACAGAGTATCTGCCAACTCGCGCTTTCTGGGATCTAACAGCTACATTAAAGACAGACGATACTCAGGTTACAACTTACGTCAAAGGACAAGTATTTACGACTCAGGCTGTAAGCCTTGACGTCGGCACCTACGGAAGTTGGTAGGACTTGAATACTTGTAATACTTGCGGTAACTGGCCGTGCACTTGCCCAATTGTAGTAGTGCCTCAAGCACCAATTGCTATTACAGTTGTGCCACAAAATACTGGCTATGGTGTACAGGGTATTCAAGGTACTCAAGGACCTGCTGGCTCTGGTAGCGGCGGTTCACAGGGAACAGGTGCGCAAGGCGTACAAGGTATTCAAGGCGTACAGGGCGCTTATGGTTTACAAGGACACGTTGGGCAGATCGGTGTTCAAGGTTTTACAGGTGCACAAGGCCCTCTTGGTGTTCAAGGATCTTCTGGTTACATTGGTGCAGATGGTCATCAAGGTACACAAGGCGTTCAAGGTCTTGCTGGTCAGTTTGCTGGTCAAGGTGTGCAAGGTCTACAGGGACAAACTGGTTTACAGGGAGCAACTGGTCTACAAGGTAGCGTAGGCTTACAAGGCTCAGTTGGTTTACAAGGAACAATTGGCGCTCAAGGTACACAGGGCGTACAAGGTAATTATGGTAATCAAGGAACTACTGGTTCTCAAGGTTCTATTGGCGCACAAGGTGTTCAAGGTTTGCAAGGCCCTCAAGGAGTTCAAGGACTTCAAGGTATACAAGGTGTTCAAGGACACTACGGTAATCAAGGAACTACTGGTACGCAGGGCGTTCAAGGCGTACAAGGCGTACAAGGAACACAAGGGTTTGTTGGTGCACAGGGAACGCAAGGCATTCAAGGACTACAAGGTCTTATTGGTCTACAAGGTATCAATGGTATTCAAGGATTTATTGGTTTCCAAGGATCAACTGGTGCGCAAGGACTACAAGGACTTATAGGTCTTCAGGGCTTTAGTGGTATTCAAGGCCTTACCGGTTTTCAAGGTGCAACTGGCGCTGGTGCGCAAGGTACAACTGGTACTCAAGGTGTTCAGGGTATCCAAGGATTTGGTTATGCCCAGCTACAAGGTGTCCAAGGAACTACTGGTAGTCAGGGAATTATCTCTGGATCTTCGGCTCCTGCCAACACTGGAGTCCTATGGTTAGACACCTCTGTAGGCGGAATTGTTGGTACCCAAAAGGTTACCTTCTTAATCGGTGATGGAACCAACACTACTTACACAGTCACACACAATTTGGGCACTAGAGATATTGAAGTTACTGTCTACGATCAGACCACCTACGCGGTAATTATCCCGTCATCTTTGGTCTACTCAACCATAAATACCGCAACACTAACTTTTGCCTCCCCACCCGCCTTAAATAACTACAAAGTAGTGGTCCTGGGATAATGATGACGGAATTTAGCCCCACAGAAATAGATTTAAGACTTAACATTAATGCTGTAGCCAACCTAGGAGAGCCATGTCCCAATTAAAGTATTATGACACCGGATCCGGTCAGTGGATTGCGGCCATCGTTGGCGCACAAGGCGCTCAAGGAACTACCGGTATTCAAGGCACACAAGGCGTACAAGGTACGCAGGGTATTCAAGGAACGCAGGGCGTTCAAGGTACAACTGGTATCCAGGGTACGCAGGGTACACAAGGTATTCAAGGTGTTCAGGGAACTCAAGGCTTACAGGGAACACAAGGTACTCAGGGTGTACAAGGTACACAGGGTATTCAAGGAATTCAGGGACCACAGGGTACACAAGGAACACAAGGTGTTCAGGGTACGCAGGGTATTCAAGGCATTCAAGGTGTGCAAGGCACACAAGGTACGCAAGGCACACAAGGAGTACAGGGAACACAAGGCATTCAAGGTGTCCAAGGTAATCAGGGTACTCAAGGAATCCAAGGCGTTCAGGGAACGCAAGGTATCCAAGGAACTATTGGTCAGACTGGTTCGCAGGGTACACAGGGAATTCAAGGACTTCAGGGAGTTCAAGGTACACAAGGTGTACAAGGAACAACTGGTCTACAAGGAACTCAAGGCACGCAGGGTGTTCAGGGAACACAAGGTGTGCAGGGTACAACTGGTATTCAAGGTACGCAAGGAACGCAGGGAACACAAGGTGTTCAAGGTACCCAAGGAATTCAAGGCGTTCAAGGAACACAAGGCACTCAGGGAGTTCAGGGAACTCAGGGTGTGCAGGGTACTCAAGGCATTCAAGGAATTCAAGGTATCCAAGGCCTACAGGGTCTACAGGGTGCTTCCGGTTCACAGAACGCACACGCATCTGTTTACACTACAACAACAACCGCACTTG